TTCAGAGGAGTAAAACTCCCTGGTGGAATTGAACTTAATGGTAGAGAATTATATGAGGATGCTGAAAGAGAGTTAGAGAATATTAGAGAAAGAATGTCCATGGACTATGAACTTCCACCTTACGATTTTATTGGATAATAATGGCACTTAATCCATTTTTCTTACAAGGATCTTCTGGAGAACAGAGACTAGTTCAAGATCTAATCAATGAACAACTAAAAATTTATGGAATTGATGTAATTTATATTCCAAGAAAATTTGTTAAAAAGCAAACTATTCTTAAAGAAATATCGTCATCAAAATTTAATGATAATTTTGCGATTGAAGCATATGTCAATAATTATGATGGATATACTGGTCAAGGAGATATTTTAACAAAGTTTGGAATGAGTTTAAAGGATGAATTAAGTTTAGTTATATCTAAAGAAAGATTTGAAGATTTTATTTCTCCATTCTTAGATGCTTTAGATAATGATGAAATTGTTCTTGCATCTAGACCTAGAGAGGGTGATTTAGTTTATTTTCCTTTAGGGCAAAGACTTTTTGAAGTTAAATTTGTCGAACATGAAGTTAATTTTTATCAATTAGGTAAACTATATGTTTATGAATTGAAATGCGAATTATTTGAGTATGAAGATGAAGTTATTGATACTACAATTGATGAAATTGATACTCAAGTTCAAGATGAAGGTTATATTACTACTTTACAACTTATAGGTATTGGAGTTACAGCAACAGCAATTGCAGGAATTCATAGTGGTTACATTCGTCAAATATATTTAAACAACGATGGATCTGGATATACTTCATCTCCAACAGTTTCAATATCAACTGCTCCAGCTGGAGGAATTAATGCTCAAGCAGTTGCTATAACTACATCTAGAGCAGGCATTAGATCAATACTTGCGATAGAATTAACAAATTCTGGAGCTGGATATACTGAGGCACCAACTATTAATATTACTGGAGGTGGTGGAGTAGGTGCTTCATCCACTTGTGCAATTGAAACTACACTAAAAGGTATTACAAACTTTACAATCACTAATAATGGATCTGGATATGCAACATCACCAACGGTTACGATTGTTGGTAATGTTGGAGTAGGAACAACTGGTATAGGAAAAGCAATAGTGGGTACTGATCAATCTATATCTTCAATCAGAATCATTAATTCTGGAGTTGGTTATACAGTGGCACCAACGGTTACAATTGGAAATCCAGCAATTATATCTGGAATTGGTACTTATAAATTTAATGAAATTATTACTGGATCAATTTCAGGTACTACGGGAAGAGTTAAATCTTGGGACAAAGATACAAAAGTTCTTAAAGTATCATTTATCAATGATGCATCTAAAAAAGGATTTTACAAAGGTGAATTAATTGTTGGAGCAGCGTCTAGCGCCACATACGCAGTATCTTCATATAATACTTGGGATGAATATGATAAATATAGTGAAAATACCCAAATTGAAACAGAAGCGGATAATATTATAGATTTTTCAGAGTCTAATCCATTCGGCACATTCTAATGTTAGGAACTTACTATTACCATCAAATTATAAGAAAAACTGTTATTGCATTTGGAACTTTGTTTAATGAAATTTACATTAAACATAAAGATTCAGATGATAATAATATCAGCGAAATAAAAGTTCCTTTGGCATATGGACCAATTCAAAAGTTTCTTGCCAGAATAGAGCAGCAACCAGAATTGAATAAACCAATTGCTATGACTTTGCCAAGAATGGCATTTGAAATGACTTCAATTCAATATGATGCAACTAGAAAAGCAAATGTAACTCAAACTTTTAAAACTTTAGATGGTTCAAATTTAAAAAAAGTTTATTTACCAGTTCCATATAATATTGGATTTCAATTAAATTTAATGAGTAAAGTGCAGGATGATGCTTTACAAATTGTTGAGCAAGTTTTACCATATTTTCAACCATCTTTTAATTTAACTGTAGATTTAGTTAATTCAATTGGAGAAAAAAGGGATATTCCAGTTGTTTTAGATAGTGTTACCTTTACTGATGATTATGAAGGTGATTTTTCAACCAGAAGAATTTTAATATATACATTTAACTTTACTGCAAAGACATATCTCTTTGGACCAATTGCCGAAAGCACTGAAGGATTAATTCGTAAGGTACAAGTTGATTATTATACTGGAACTGAAACTTCAACTGCTAAGAGAGAAATGAGATATACCGTTGTTCCAGATCCCATTAATGCTGCACCAGATGATGATTTTGGATTTAACGAATCTATTGAAATGTTCTTTGATGGTAAAGAATATAGTCCAACTCAGCAAAAAGATATTTAATTATGAAAAATAGTTATGAAAAATTAAATGAAACTCTGAATATTGAAAGTAGCATTATTGGGGTAGATAAAGTCAAAGAAGAGTTGACAATATCCCCATTAAAATCTGATGATATAAAAAAAGATTATGAGTATACTCGTGCAAATTTGTATTCATTAATTGAAAAGGGGCAAGAGGCAATAAATGGAATAATGGAACTTGCTGGAGAGGGTGGTTCTCCAAGAGCATATGAGGTAGCTGGTCAACTTATTAAATCGGTTGGGGATGTAACTGATAAACTTATAGATTTACAAAAGAAATTAAAAGATGTTGAAGAAGATTCTAATAAAACCACAAATAATGTGACTAATAATGCTGTTTTTGTGGGATCAACTTCTGAATTATCAAAACTACTCAAACAAGGTTTTCTAAATAATAAGGAGTAGTTCTTATTTCTAATGAGTTGGTCTGACAAATATAAAAGATCAATAAACTGCGATAATCCTAGTGGATTTTCTCAGAAAGCTCATTGTGCTGCTCGTAAAAAAAGAGCAAAGGGTGAAGAGACTAAATCAAAATCACCTTTCAATGAAATGAACGATCCTCGTATTCCAAAGAAACCAGGACAACCAGATAAGTCTGATAAACACTCTGATCTCTATACAGATGAAGATCCAAAAGGAACAATTCACGGATTGGGATTTAAGGATGCTGCAACTGCAAAACAAAGTGTCTCTAAAATAAAAAATTCTGGAAGATCTCATGCTCATAAAATTCAAGCAGCAATTGCGATGGAACAAAGAGCAAGAGTGATGAGAAAGACTTCTGAAGCTGCTATTTTTAGAAAATTTATTAACTCAATGAAAAAGAAAACAGAAGAAATGAACGAGGAAAAAAACAAAAATAGGTGCAAACCAGGAAACTATTATTGCTATACAGATAAAAAGTGTAAACCAATTCCTACTGGATATGTGATAGGTCGTGATGGTATGCTTGATAAGGAAGATGATTCTGAAGGTAATGGTTCTAATGGAAATGGAAATGGTTCTAGTATATCTGAAGAAGGTCTCCGTGACTGGTTTGGTAAATCCAAATCAAAGGGTGGTAAGCGTGGTTGGGTAAATGTTGTTACGGGTGGAACTTGTGCAAGTGATGAACCTGGAGAAGGAGTTCCTAAATGCGTTTCTTCTTCCAAAAGAGCAAGTATGACTAAAGCAGAAAGATTGTCTGCTGCAAGAAGAAAGAAAAAAGCAGATCCAGGACAACAACAAAAGTCAGGTGCTGCAAGACCAACTTATGTTTCTACCGATTCCCCAAGAAAGAAAAGAAAAAAAATGAAAGAAGAATTTGATTTACAAGAAGCAAAAGATAAACCAGGTAAGGGTAGTGGTACAAAGGATGCCTGTTACCATAAGGTCAAGTCAAGATATAGCGTCTGGCCCTCTGCATATGCCTCTGGAGCATTAGTCAAGTGTCGTAGAGTTGGCGCGGCAAACTGGGGAAATAAGTCGGAATCAATAGATATAAAATCAAGAGATCCACTGTCGGAAGCAATTGGAATGATTCGCTATTGCCCTAAATGTGAAAAAAATGAAACCAGAGAAGAATGTAGATATGGCCCAAAGTTCTGGGATACATATTCACTCCCAATGAACTTAGGGAAAAAATACACACCAAATACACCACATCCTGGTAATATGCCCGAAGGGTATGACCATGAGTATTCAATGGCTCGCTCTGAACTTTCAACAATCATTTCTGCTGCAAAAAGACTTCGTAAAAAAATGAAAGGTGAAGGTAACATTGAGGCATGGGTTCAATCAAAGATTACTAAAGCAGCAGATTATCTTGATACTGCGGCAGATTATGTTGATAGTGGTGAAATGAAAGAACAGGTTTCTGATACTAGCATTCCAGCAGATGAAAAAAATATTGAAAGATTCAGTGTTGCAATTAAATCTACAGGAAGAAGAAATTTACCAAATGATCAGAAAATAAATGCTCTTAGACAAGCAGCACAAATATATCGTGGTGTGAGAGAAGAAGTTAGTTTTACAATTCCTAATGCAAAACCAACATACAAATATCCAATTCTTCCACAAGAAAAAGGAGATGAAGTTCCTATCCAATTAATTAAAAAAATTAAAAAACCAGGAGTAAAATTACCTCTTGCTAAAAAAGAAACAAAAACACAAGTTGCTCACTTTGAACCAGAGGGTGAAC